TCTCATTCTTCATACAAACTCTCTCTCAATTCTCATGACTGACGCTATCTTCCGCCTCGCTGATGATAACGGTTGCATCACTTGGATTCAGGCAGTTAGGTTCGCCAACGCCCACGGTATTCTGGAGGATTTGTTTAACGATTATCGCATGATGATTGGCGAACCTGTAGATGCTGGCGAACTGCTAGTGTGGGCAGGTTACTGATAGTTCGTGGGGGCAGTCTTATGCCCCCTTTCTTATAACGAACAACGAACGAATAAGGGTTTATTGGTTATTCGTGATGGCAGTATGTGGCGTTGAATTCTTTATATTTTTGCGGGCGCTGAACCGTCATAATGTCCCGATGCCCCCCCCTATATAAAAAACCCAAACTTCCCTAACCTACAAAGTGTTACCCAAGCGACCTTTTTGTTTCACTCATAAGAAAAAAATTTCCCGTATATGAAAAACTCCCCCACACCTTATTGGAATTTTTGGAGAACAGTCTTCGCGGGATGGTTGATACGATACCCAGGGTTCTTCTGGAGGGCAGCAAAGACTATTATAATCCTACAAGTGATTCTAATCTTCTCTCTGATACTTCCATTTATTCCAAAAGATGGAGAGTCTGAGAAAAACATAGATACTGTGTCATATATAAAAAAAATAAAAAAATATTGAGAGATGAAAAAAAATCCGAAAAAAAATTTCACAGTCGTAGAGGTTGACCCAATTACTGGAGATTATTTTGTCAAAATTCCTGAGTGGATGATGACAGAACTTGGATGGTATGAAGACACAGAAGTAAAGGTTATTCTGGAAGGAAATGAAATTGTCATTACAGAGAGAAAATATGAGTAATACATATACACATTATGTTTATCACATTTACATAAAAGATAGATGTGTTTATCATTCTCTTTCTGAGAATGAATTTGATAATACTTGGTTAATGATGCAAAATTTATTAGACATTATGGACACCAAGGAAATATCAAAAAATGATATAAGTTTTGAAAAAGTTAGTGTGAATAAGGAAATATCCCTTAACTCATCACATTGACAACCACTATATAATAGTGTATGATATGACTGAAGTAACTACTCAATTATGGCAAAAGGATTTACTGTAAAAGCAAAGTCTCCAATCGCTCAAAATTCAAGCTCGGTTGAACCTGACTGGGACTATGCGGCAATTAAAGAAAGAATGCGTGGTAAGAGTATTGTGTTCTGCCTTCCAGGGCGCGGGTGCTCTTTTACCTTTTTAAAGAACTTTGTACAACTGTGCTTTGATATGGTACAGAGTGGCATTGCGATTCAAATCTCTCAAGATTATTCATCCATGGTGAACTTTGCTCGTTGTAAGTGTCTCGGAGCAAATGTTCTTCGTGGTCCGGACCAAATTCCCTGGGATGGTCGTCTACAATATGACTATCAACTCTGGATTGATTCTGACATTGTTTTCAACACTGAAAAATTCTGGCAACTCTGTGACCTTGCTATTTCGGAAGATGGTACTGAAAAAGAAATCGTCGCTGGATGGTATTGTACTGAAGATGGTCGTACCACATCAGTCGCTCATTGGTTAGAAGAAGATGACTTCCGCAGCAATGGTGGAGTCATGAATCATGAGATGGTAGAAGGCATCAGCAAGCGTAAGAAACCATTCACAGTTGATTATACTGGATTTGGTTGGGTTATGATTAAGAACGGAGTCTTTGAGCATTCTGAGATGAAGTATCCATGGTTCGCTCCCAAGATGCAAGTCTTTGAATCTGGTGAGGTTCAAGATATGTGTGGAGAAGATGTGTCGTTCTGTCTCGATGCAAAAGAAGCGGGATTTGAGATTTGGTGCGATCCTCGTATCAGAGTCGGTCACGAAAAAACAAGAGTTATCTGAGAATGGTTGACAGACCTACACAGACCAAGTATAATATCCTCTGTAAGGGACGGAGAATTCACCAGAACTTAACAGAGGAGCAATTCCTCGATACTATGGAGGACCTGGCACAAGAGTTTTATAAGTCAGGTACTCCAGACCCTTCTGATATTACTACTGAAATTATAGGAGACTAATTATGGCATACAAGAGTGGTTCTTATGTACCTGGCAATCCCAAGTTGACTCGACAAGGAGATGGTAAAAATACCAAATATTCATCATCTTCTCGCAATAATGCTCGGAAGAAGTATCGCGGACAAGGTAAAGGGTGATTTATGGTTGATGAGAGTTCCATTAAGAAAAAAGTAAGAAATTGGATTTCTTCATTAATGGTCTCTCATCAAAAATTAAACAATTTTAGCATATGTCCTTATGCACATACTGCAAAATATGACATAATTTGTTGTAAAATAAACAAAATTAGCGACTTTATGCCATTAAATGGCATTGAGGTCGCTATTTTTGTTGTAAGTGATAATATAACATTAGATGAATTAATCAATTTTTGTGAAAAAATGAATAAAATTCATAAAAATTACATATTTTTAGACGACCATAAGGACGACCCAACATTTATTAATGAAATTCAAACAAATTGTGGAGAATTTAACCTAGTAATTGTTCAAGAAAAGCAAAAATTACTTAAATTTAGAGAAAAATTACATAAAACAGACTATTATAAACTGTGGTCTGAAGAAATGTATTATAAAATAGTTAAATAGTAAGGGATAGCAACCCCTCTAAAAGTTCTGTTCAACCTCAAAAAGGAGAAAACAGATGGCAATGAACCCAAATCCAGATAGAAATGCTAATTATATGCATGAAATGTGGGGAACAAGTAAATTAGTTACAGATTACTGGTCTGAAAATACTAAAAAACCACAAGTTCTTCAAGAAATTATGCACGATGACCTTGGAAATCGCCATAATTTGTCGGAACAATCGAAATTGCACCAAAAAATTAGAAATGATGAGGATTATGATGATTGGGAATATGGAACTGAACCAACATATGGTACACTGTGATAAATAAATAAGAAAAAATAGAGTGCCAACATGGCAACTAAAGTATCAAGAGGATTTAAAGACATATCTTTATTTTTTGAACCTCATCCAGTAACTAATGACCTACAAGTTTTAACTAATGAGAGGGCTATAAATCGCTCTATCAGAAATTTAGTTGAAACAATTCCCTCTGAAAGATTCTTTAATTCTGATATTGGTTCAGATTTAAGGACACAGTTGTTTGAAATAATTGACATTGGTACTCTTGTAGTAATACAAAATCAAATTATTAATATTATTAATAGATATGAACCAAGAGTTACTGATGTATCTGTTGAAGTTGTACCAGTATTTGATGAAAATTCATTTGAAGCCACAGTAACCTATACAATTATTGGTCAAGATGTTCCATCACAACCATACACATTTATTCTAGAGGCAGTAAGATAAAATGCCATTTACAAAGTTTTCTAATTTAGATTTTGATCAGATAAAAACATCTATTAAAGATTATCTGAGAGCGAATACTAATTTTACTGACTTTGACTTTGAGGGGTCCAATTTTTCTATACTTATTGATACTTTAGCGTACAATACTTATATTAATGCATTCAATGCAAATATGATTGTAAATGAATCTTTTTTAGATTCTGCTGTAGTTAGAGAAAATGTTATTTCAATAGCTAGAACTATTGGATATGTTCCTAGATCTAGAGTTGCATCACAGGCAAGAATTTCCTTTACTTTGGAAATCGCGGACAATACTCCATCAATTTCATTAGAACCAGGATTGGTATGTGTTTCATTTGTTGAAAATTCTAGATATATATTTTCAATTCCAAATGCAATTACTGTTCCAGTGATTGATGGGATAGCAACGTTTAATAATATAACAGTTTATCAGGGCAATTTATTAACAGAAACTTTTACAGTTGATGGATCATTAGACCAAAGATTTATACTGGATAATGAAGGTATTGATATTTCAACTCTTAATGTTTTTGTGAAGAATATAAGTAGTAGTGGTGTAGGCGAAAAATATAAATTAGTTGACAATATTATAAATGTAGATAAAAATTCAAAAATATATTTGATACAAGAAGTTCTTGATGAGAGATATGAATTATTATTTGGTGATGATATTTTTGGGAAAAAACTTGAAAATCAGTCGGTAATAACTGCTTCATATATCCAGACTGATGGGAAACTTGGAAATGATACTAGAAATTTTGTTTATCAGGGAACTATTAGAAATATTTTTGGCAATGTAGTAAACCCAAGAAATAGAGTAAGTATTTCAACAGAGTTATCTTCAAGAAATGGAGAAGATATTGAAAGTATTGAATCAATAAAATATTATGCTCCTAGATTATATTCATCACAATATAGAGCTGTCACTCCTAATGATTACAGTGCAATTATATCATCTGAAATATACCCAAATACAGAATCTATTTCCGTAATCGGTGGAGAAGAATTAGATCCTCCAAGATTTGGTACAGTTTTAATTAGCATTAAACCTAAAAATGGAGTTATAGTTCCAGAATTTGAAAAAGAAAATATATTATCGCAATTAAAAAAATATTCAATGGCAGGGATAAATGCGGAAATAGTTGATCTTAAAATACTCTATGTTGAAATTGATTCGTCAGTATACTACAATCAAAATTTAATTTCCTCACAAGAAGAAATTGAAAGTAGTATAATTTCTTCACTAAATTCTTATTCAAAATCATTGGATTTAAATAATTTTGGTGGAAGATTCAAATATAGTAAATTATTGTCAATCATTGACAATACAGATAGGTCTATTACTTCAAATATCACCAAGATAATTATTAGAAGAAATATATCTGCTGTTTTGAATCAATTTTCTCAGTATGAATTATGTTATGGAAATAGATTTAATGTTGTAAAGGGAAGATATAATATAAAGTCTACAGGATTTACAATTAGATATGAAGAGTCTCCTGGAAATATTGTAGAATCTCAGTTATCCTATTTTATTGACACTCCAAATGATGATATGAAAAAGGGTATTATATCAATTGTTACTCCTAAGTCAATAACTGGCGATGAAGATCGAGTATTAATAAAAAATGCAGGAACCGTTGACTATGTTAAGGGAGAAATTATAATCAATACGATATTTTTCATATCAACTGAAATAGGAAGCAATACCATTGAGATTCAAGCATATCCAGAATCAAATGATGTCATTGCATTGAAAGATTTGTATATGGTATTTGATGTTTCAAAAAGTAAAATAAATATGGTAAAGGACTTAATTGCTTCTGGCGATGATAATTCTGGGGTGCAGTTTTCAAATAATTCATTTAGGTCAAGTTATTCAAACGGAAATTTGGAGAGGTCATAAAAAATGATGAGGGAAATTGGAGCAAGAGTAAAAGTAAGTGAAATAATTGAATCACAACTTCCAGAATTTATTCTGGATAATATTTCTACAGTTGAAGAAATAGTTTCATCAATATCAAAAACAGGCACTTACGAAAGAATTGGAAATAAAGTAACAGTTACCTCTACATCACATGGACTTTCTTTAAACCAAAGATTGGATATAGAGTTTTTAAGTGGATTTGGAACCAATGGACTCTATACTATAGAACAAGTAGTTGACGATAATACATTTATAATTTCAGACGCTGTTTCAGGAACAACATCAGGTTCATTAAATTATAAAATATTTTCTCAACAAACTCAATCAGAAAATGTTTCAATATTAAATGAACCTGCAAGTTATAATAAATTTATTGAATTTATAAAGCAATATTATATTTCACAAGAATATCAAAGTGGTGTAAATGATATTGTAGATAATTTATCAGATTATCTTAGTTTAGATAATTTAGTTCCAGAGGTTGTTATATCTTCAGCAACACTTTCGGAGAATATTGCAAACTTAGATAGTACGATTAAAGTAAATAGTACAAAAGGATTTCCAAATACTTATGGATTATTAAAAATTGATAATGAGATAATCACATATACATCAAAGGATAGTAATACATTTTTTGGTTGTATAAGAGGTTTTAGTGGAATCACAAATTATCATGATGAATTAAATTATGAAGAATTAATATTTCTTTCAACAGAAGCTTCTTCTCATGTTGAGAATTCTGTAGTTGAAAATCTTAGTACATTATTTTTAAAAGAATTTTTACAACTAATAAAGAAAACTTTAGTACCTGGATTAGAAAATGCTAATTTTACCCCAACTTTAAATGTTGGTAATTTCTTAAAAGAATCAAAATCATTATATCAGACAAAGGGAACTGAAGAATCATTTAAAATATTATTTAAAGTATTATTTAATGTAGATGTATCGATTATTGATTTAGAACAATTTATAATAAAACCGTCTTCCGCAAAATATATTCGTAGAAGTCTTGCAATTGCGTCAGAAGTTGATGGTGACGTATTAAGTCTTATTGGAAAACAGATATTTAAAGATAATGATTCTGAAGTCTCTGCTTCAATTACAAACATTACACCTTTCCAAAGAAATTTAAAAACTTATTATAATTTGTTTTTATTCATTGGATATGATGATGCAGAATCATACATTACTGGCAATTTAAATATTACTCCAAGTACAAAGTCCGTATATCAAACTTCTATTAACACTTCACCATCTTCTATAGTTACTGTAGATTCGACAATAGGATTTGCAGAATCTGGATATTTCTTATATGAAAATAATAAAGTTTATTATACTGAGAAGACTATAAATCAATTTTTGGGTTGTTATGTACCTAGTGGAGAAATAGTTATAGAAAAACTTGGAGAGATTATATCTTCAGATTTATACTATGGATATGGTGATTTTACGCAATTGAATAAAATATCATTTAGAATTGGTGGAATTATTGGAAATCCTTACATTTTTTATGAAAATGAATATTATAATTTTATTGATGGGGATGAAATAACAGTTGGTGGACTGGGAGTTAATATTTTCAATGAAAGTAATCCAAATAAGTATGAAAAATTTGCAGATTCTTTGATATATAATACTTGCGTCAGATATCAGATAAAGGATAATAGTATTGTTGGTTCATCATTTGAAGTATTATCAACCCCACACAAATCATCATTAAAAATTGACGATACTGTAGAGTTTGTTGATAGAACTTCTGGTATTGAATACATTATTGGTGCGTCACAAAACGGCAATGAAGTTACTCAGGTTAAAGAAGCAACAATAGTAAATATTGATGGTAATGAAATAACTGTTAATACTGATTTATCTCTGATTAGTAATACCACTTGCGATGTTAGAAGGTTGCAAAAAAAAGCACAGTCTTCTAGTTTGGATATTAAATATGGCAATAATACCATACTTAGTAATATTTTAAATTTATATAAAGATGGTGATTATGCATATCTTGCATCAAATTCTCTTCCATCTTATGATTTTTCTTCATTTTTAAATGAGTATGAAATAAACAATTTATCTGGATTTGATAATTTTACTGGAAGGTATAATGAAATTGAATTCTCAAATACAGTATCTTTTCTAGATGGTGATTTAGTAAAATATACTTACACTGGCGATAAAATAGATGGAATTGATGAAAATGAATTTTATTATGTCAAAGTTTTGGAAGGAAAAACAAGGATAAAATTATATTTGTCAAAATCTTTTGTTATAAATGATATTCAAAGCATAACTTTTGGAGAATTTCCTTCTGGTTCCGGAGAACATAAAATTTCATTATATTCACAAAGGAATAGTGAAGTTAATTCGCAAAAATTATTAAAGAAATTTTTAATAAATGATGAATTTGCTTTAGGGGAACCAGTAGAAACTTCTGTAGGTTCTGTTGGACTAATGGTCAATGGTGTTGAAATATCTGGATACAAAACCTCAGATAAAATATATTATGGCCCAGTAAAAAGTGTTGAAGTCATTAGTGGTGGAACTGGTTATGATGTAATTAATCCACCATTATTAGAGTTTGAATATGGTAATGCAAAAATTCAACCAGTCGTAGTTGGTTCATTTGATAAAATTTTAGTATCTCCCCAGGAATTTGCAGTCTTAGATACCTCATCAGATATTGTTGTAGAAGTTTCTGGAGGAAATGGTAGTGGAGCTTTACTTAAACCAATTATAACAAGATATCAAAAAGAAATAGAGTTTGATGCTAGAGAAGTTCAATTTGGAGGAAATCTCAATATTGATACTGAGATTATAAATTTCAATTCTCCACATGGACTTTATAATGGGCAAGAAATAATTTATGATAGTAATAATAATCTTGAATTGGGCATAAATGCTTATCAGGGTAGTAATAATGATAGTGGGGAGTCTTTAGTAAATAATTCAGTATATTATGCGAATGTTTTATCTGATAATGAAATTAAAATTCATAAAACTGATGAAGACCGTAAATTGGGAATCAATACGGTCGGATTTAGTACTGTTGGCACTTCAGGATTGCATATTTTTCGCACAAAAAATATACCAATTATAACTGATATTTCTGTCATAGAACCGGGAAGTAGATATTCCAATAAAAAACTTGGAATAAGTACTTCATCAATTTCAACTAAAAATTATACATTTAGTTTTGAAAATCACGGATTTTTAGATGGGGAACTTGTAAATTATAGTGTTGGCGAGTCTTCGTCTCCAATTACAGGTATAAGTACTGATAATTCATATTACATACTTAAAATAGATGATAATACCTTTAGAATTTCTGATGCAGGAATTGGAGGAACAGTTTTCACCAATTATCAAAGAAGAAAATTTGTGACTTTTGAAGATGTTGGGGTTGGCTATCAGATATTTAATTATCCAGAAATAAAATTATCAGTATTGTATTCTACTCCAGGAGAATCAAATTTACAGAGCCTTCCAGCAATAAATGCAACTCCGATTGTTAGAGGTTCAATTGAGGGTGTTTATGTCTATGATGGTGGTATTGGTTACGGTACAAGCATTATAAACTTAAATAATCAACCAAAAATTATAATCAAATCTGGTAAAGATGCACAATTAGAACCAATAATAATAAATGGTAAAATTATTGATGTTCAAATTTTATCTGGGGGAAGTGAATATTATTCAACCCCAGATATTTTCATAGAATCTTCTAGTGGAATTGGGGCTATTTTAAAACCAATTATTGAAAATAACTCAATATCTTCTGTACAAATATTAAATTCTGGAGTTGGATATTTAAGTGATACAAAATTGATAGTCAAAAATTCTGGAAAAAATGCAAAATTTGATACATTAATAAGACCATTAACTATAAACAAAAATTATAGATACGGAAAATATGAATCAAAAGGAAATAATGAGTTTTATAGAAAAATTTCAGATGAAATTTTAGATTATACTTTTGGAGATGAACAATTAACCTATATGGTTACATCATTGTCCAAATCATTGATGAATAAGATGAGCAATGAATATGGTGAAAACTTTACGGATTCAAATTTCCATTCTCCAATAATTGGTTGGGCATATGATGGTGTTCCAATATATGGACCATATGGGTTTTCTGATCCTGAAAATTCAAATTCTCAAATAAAATTAATAAAATCTGGGTATATAAAATCTGCAAATTTGGTTCCAGATAGACCAAGCGTTGATAATTTTGAAGAAGGATTTTTTACTGAGGACTATGTATATAATAATTCTGGAGATTTGGATGAATACAATGGTAGATTTTGCAAAACTCCAGAATTTCCAAATGGAATATATGCATATTTTGCGACAATTGAAGAAGATTCAAATATTCCAGGCGAATTAATTGGAAAATTTCCTTATTTTATTGGAAAATATTATAAAAAATATTTTGATGAACCTGATTTTAATTACACAAATTTAAATTTTGACTTCAATAATTCAAATTTAATAAGAAACACACATCCATATAAGTCAAATGATAAGTATGCTGGAAGTGATACTTTAACAGAATCTAATGAATTTATAAAACAATTTGCAACTGTCAATTCCGTTTATGATGGGGAAATATTAAACTATGAAATTGTAAATTCTGGAACAAATTATAAGGTTGGAGATAGAGTTTTATTTAAAGATGAAAGTGATTTAATTATAAAAGTTTCAAAAATATCTGGAAAAGATATTTTATCAATAAGTAATAATATTGAAAGTTATTCTAATGCAATTATTTTACCAGCATCTAAAGATAAAATAATAGTAAAAATATTGCCATACCATTCTTTAGAGAATGGTGATATTATCTCTTTCTCAGGCCTAAGTACAGATTTATCATATTTGACAAATTATTACAAAGTTGAAGAAGTACAAAATTTAAGCAGTTCTCTATCAACATCTTTGGGTGATTATTCATCTACTGGTATAGTCACAAGTGTCAATCTCAATTTTATTCCACAAAATATTTCAGTTGGAAGTAGTATTCAGATTGATACTGAAATCTATAAAATTTTAGAAGTTAATAATTTATCTCTAAAAATAGAAAGAACTACATCTTCACCATCTCATAATGAAAATTCTTTAGTATATTTCTTACCAAATACTTTATCGGTATATGGTCAAAATGTAGAAGATTTTTATTCCAAAAATAATGATATTGTTTACTTTAGTCCAAATGAATCTGTTGGATTTGGAACTACATCCGGAATTACAGTACCAATTACTAAAGAGATTGATGGGACAGTGTATTACAAGGAAGTTCCAACACAATCAATTTATATTCCAAACCACCCATTTAAGGAAAATCAAAAAATAATCTTAAGAAAATATGGAAATTCTATAAGTATTGGCGTAAAATATACTAAAGATGGCCCAACTGTTAATTTGCCAGTATCTGGAAATTCTCAAGAATTATATGTAATCAATAAATCAAAAGATTATATTGGTCTGTCTACGAATATAGAGTCTATTTCTTCAGAAAATGGAATATATTTTTATGAGTATGTTGGTGGAAACTATGATATTTTTGGATTGGAAACTATTTTTGAACAAAAAACTTGCCAAGTTATAAAAAGTGTTGGTATTATTACAACAAAAGAACCTCATGAACTTGTTTTGGGAGACAGTATTTCTGTTAATGTAATTCCAAAGAACAATGTTGGACTTGGTTCAATATCAAATATTGTAAAATACGATCCAAATGAGAATTTAATCCTATTTAATGAAATTAATATTGGAACTAATGTTGACACTCTTAATAATTCTATAACAATAAATTCTCACAATTATGAAACTGGGGATGCTGTTTATTATAAATCATCAAATGGTGTTGCATCCGGATTGTCCACAGGGAGATATTTTGTTTATAAAGTTGGTAACAATACGATTAAATTATGTGAAACATATATTGATGCAACATCACCATCACCATTGACCTTAGAAATTAATTCTAGTGGTGGGTCTGGTCAAACATTAAGTAAAATCAATCCAAAAATAACTAGTATTATTGGCAATGATATTATATTTGATTTAAACGATCCTTCCTTAAATGAATTTGATTTTAAAATATATTATGATCAGCAGTTCAAAAAAGAATTTATTTCATATGAAGGAAGTGAAAGTTTTTCCGTAGGTGTTGGGAATTCAATAAAAATAATCAAATATTCTGATAATTTGCCAAAGATTTTATATTATAATTTGGAAAAAGAGGGTAATTTAAATTATTCCGAATATATTAATCCAGATTCATATAAAATTGAATTTTCTAATAGTTTATTTAATGGGTCATATCAAATTTTTGGAGTTGGTTCAACTACTTTTAGTTTTCCACTTAGAAGAGAACCTGAGGTAAGTAAGTATAATTTTGAAGACTGTGTGGATATTTCATATACAAGTTCTTCAAAAAGTGCAAGTGGGCCAATTTCACAAATTTCAAGTTATGTTTATAAAAATAATTTAAAAAATATTCCAATATTTGATATAGTTTCATCTGAAGGTGGTTCTGGAGCTTCTATTGTTGCCAAATCTGATACAATAGGGAGATTAAAAACAGTAAATATTTTAAATAATGGTTATGATTACCCCTCCGATCCAACACTTAGACCAACTGCATTTTCACCATCTGTTGTAAACCTTGAAAAATCCTATGAAATTGTAGATGTTTCCATTATCAATGGAGCAAATAACTATATTACCGAACCAAATGTTGTTGTATTAGACCCTGTTACTCTTGATGTTGTGGATAGTGGACTAATAAAGGCAAATGTAAGTGATGGTGTTCTAGAATCATTAGATGTTATTGTTCCCCCAAAAGGTTTAAATGAAAAACCATCTATTATAAAAACAATTAATAACTCTAATGGAATATATTTAAACTCAGTAATATATTCTTCTACTGGAATTGTAACTTGCACTTTACAAACGCCAGTTTTGGGATTTGACATTGAACCATTTTCTGAAGGAGACCGAATATTTGTAGAAAATATTCGTAAAGAAAGTTCTGATGGTGATGGATTTAACTCAACAGATCATGGATTTGTATTTTTTGAAATTACCTCATATGATGGTTTTAGTAATCCAAGAAAACTTGAGTTTAATATTTCGCAATTTACAGAAAATCCAGGAATACCTATAGAAAATCAATTAGGATATGCTTCAGTAGTTAAAGAAGAGAATTATCCTTCTTTTTCATCAACACAAATTCCAAGCAGTTTCTTGAAAAATGAATTAATTCTTGTTAATAATAATGAAGTAGATTTATATGTTAATAAAAGTGAATTTACTACTTTAAGACTGTCTGGTTCTTATAAATTAGTAGAAGGTGATATTATAACTGGCAAAGAATCTGGTTCGGTTGGTACAGTAAATAATGTTAGTATCGTTGATGGGATATTTGATATTGTTCCTTATACTAATAAAATATATGGGTGGTTAAGTAATACGGGAGTATTGAATCAGTTTTCTCAGGTAATAGAAGATAATAATTATTATCAAAATTTATCTTATTCAATAAAGAGCGAAAAAACTTGGAACGAAATTTCTTCCCAAGTTAATAGTATGCTACATACAAGTGGATTAAAAAATTTCTCAGATACTGAGATTGTATCATCTATATCATCAGGAATTAAAACTGCAACAGATTCAGTAATAGATATTATAAATTATTATGTTTCTGACCTTAGAGTAGATACTATTAATAATTTTGATTTATCCATCGACATTGATATTTTAAACTAATATTCACCAATCAATAATGGCAAAATCTAGATTTCTAAAGTTTAAGAATACAAAATTTACTGATTATTTTGTATCAAAAACAAATCGCGTTCTTGATATAGATGATATTAGTGATAAATTTTCAAATTCAGATGACAGTAGCAAGGAATATTCTACAAATATTTTAAATATTGATAGTAATTTAGATTTTAATAGATATTTAATTCAAGTTCGTGAATCTGAAGGAACTCAAAATCAACTTACTGAAATTATTTCTATTGGAAGAGACAATAATGTCGATCTTATTAGGTCTTCAATAACTTCCGACGATTCCACACCTTTTGCCGATTTTTCCATTGTAATTAATGACATTGGTGAAAAATATTTGGAATTTATTCCGAATGATGAATTTGACAAACAATATGAAATAAAATTGTTGAATTCTTCATATTCACTAGCACCATCTTCTGGACAAAATACTATTGGATTCACAGATTCTTTTGCTTGTTCAAAATTAATTTCATCATATGAAACTCAAAATCTATTTACTTTAGATAAAAATACTTATTCTTCACTTTTTATACAAGTTAGTATTGTTGGAAGTGATATTGATTATAATAATTTTGTTAAATTATATGTTTATTATGATGGGCAAGATATAAATCTTAGTGAAGTATATGCCGATAATTTTGTTGGTTCAAATAGAGAAATGTTTGGTTCATTCTCTATTAATATTGTGGGAGATGATATATTAGTTGATTATATTAATAATTCAAATTATGAGTTTTATGTAAGAGCAAAAACAGTATCGTTTGGGGACATAAATTCTGGAATCGGTACATATAGATTTTTATCAAAAAATCAACCTATCGGATCTGAAAAAAGTGCAATATATGATTGTTTTATAAACAATACAAATTACTCTGCAGAATCTGATCCAGATTCTATCGATATTTTATCCATAGACTCAGATTTATTTACTTCTGCAAAATCTTTAATTGAGATAGGTATAGGAAATACAGCATCACTGCATGAATTGACTTTAATACACGATGGAACTAACATAAGTATTACTCAATACCCATTTTTAACAACTGGGGAAGTTGAGTCTTTAGGTTTGGGTACTTTTGGAGCTACTTATTTTGGCAATAATTTAATCGTAAAATTTTATCCAGATCCAGAATATCCTCTTTTTTCGGAAACATTTAAGGTATTATCATATAATGAAAAGATATATAAAATACTTGACACTGTAAATGTACCAGATACTTTAATATATTCCCCAGTAAATGAGAGTATATTTGTATATGAATTCTATGGAAAGAATGTTGTTGGTTTTGATGAAACTGAATTCAAATTATATAGTGATGATTATCCAATATTTTCAAAAGAATTTGATCCTTCAGATGCAAATATTTTAGATAAAGATACTGGCATATTTACAATAAAAAATCATTTTTTCAGCAATCTAGAGAGATTAATTTATACACCAAAATCAACTTTTGACGGTGTTGGGGAAGTATCAGTTGGTATTGGGACAACACTAAATTCTTTAGGAATACTAACCGACAAACTTCCACAAGAATTGTATGTTATTAAAATAAACCCAGATCAGTTTAAATTATCCACAAGAAAAGATTATGCTGAAGTTGGAATTTATGTGACATTTACATCAAATGGGGAAGGTAATGCCCATTCGTTGGAAATGTATGAAAAGAATTCAAAGACGATAATATGTATTGATGAAGTAATACAATATCCTCTACTATGGACTCCTTTAAATTATTCGTTAGAAAACAATGGTGGTCAGGTGTCTATAGGAGCGTCTATCATCTGTTTAAGTGGAATATCTAGTATAACTCCAAAAAATTTATTAAAAATTAATGATGAGTATGTTTATATTAACAACGTTGGTTTTGGCACATCTTCATCTGGGCCAATAAGTTTTGGGGGAACTTTTCCTTTGGTGGAAGTAGAAAGGGGATTTGTTGGAACTAGTCAAACATCACATAATGATGGAGACAATGCAAGAGTTTATAGGGGTTCATATAATATAGTTGGAAACACTATTTATTTTACTCAACCGCCAAGGGGATTAATATATGAAAATACATTTGAATTGTATGGATTGGAAAGAGAAAAATCTAGTTTTAGTGGTAGAGTATTTCTAAAGAGCGATTACAACACGAATGTTATATATGATGATATCAGCGATAATTTTACAGGATTGGATAGTGATTATGAAATAACAGTTCAGGGGATAAGTACAACGGGAATAGGTGTTTCTGGTGGAAATGGAATTTTATTAATTAATGGAATATTTCAAACTCCGACTACAGAAACTAATAAGAATAATAATTTTGAAATACTTGAAGATGATATTCTTGGTATAAGCACGGTATCTTTTACTGGAATAACTTCTTCTACTGGAGAATTGTACATTTCTTCAGATGATGTGAATAAAAATCAACTTCCTAGAGGAGGTATGATTATTTCTATCGGATATTCTGGAGGATTAGGATATGCTCCATTAGTTGGTGCTGCAGTCTCAGCAGTGGTAGTTGGTGGTAGCATCAATAATATAACCACGAATACTGACTTTGGATCTTATGGGTCTGGATATAGGTCTCCAGTTTCAATTGGAATTACATATTCTTCCCATACTGGAAGTGACGCAAATATTGATGTTATTGTTGGAGCTGGAGGAACCTTGTCCTTTAATATTATTAGTGGGGGAAGTGGATATGTTTCTCCTAAAATTATAATTCCTCCTCCCTCTTATGAAAATTTACCAGTTGAAGGTGTTTCCAGACTGGGTATTGGACAAACTACCGATACTGGAATAAATCTTTTAGTAAATGTTGAACTTTCTGCAGCATCCACAACGGGAATAGGTTCAACAACTTTTGAAGTTTCTGGATTTAAAATTTCAAGAAATGGATATGGGTTTAAAAAAGGTGATGTATTTAAACCAATTGGATTAGTTACTGCTGCGGGATTATCAGAACCAATAGAAGAACTTGTATTTTACGTCGATAAAATATTTACAGACTCATTTGCTTTATGGAATTTTGGAAATTTATATTACATAGATTCCATTAAAAATTATCAAAATGGTACTAGAAAAACTTTTCCATTATATTATAATTCATCTCTCCTAAGTTTCACCAAAGACTCTACAAATGAAGATTCTATTTTAATTGATATGAATAATCTTTTATTAATTTTTATTAATGGCGTTCTTCAGGTTCCTGGAGAGTCTTATGAATATGATGGTGGTCCATCTTTTACATTTACACAAGCACCAAAATTTGAAGATGATGTATCAATATTTTTCTATGTTGGTGTTGAAGGAATTGATTCAGAAATTAATGATATTGTTGAAACAGTTAAAATAGGAGATAGTCTCCAAATTTTATCAAATAATCAATATTTATTGAAAACTTTTCCTCAAGATAAAAGATTAGCGTCCAATTTTTCATCAGTAGATACCGTAGAAACTCCAATTTATGCTGGTCCAGGAATAAGTGATGAATATTATCGGCCAACTAATTGGATAAAACAAAAAAGGGATATTAATTTCAATGGACAATTTATATCAAAAGTAAGAGATTCGATTGAATCTCAAATATACCCAACATCAAGACTAATTAAAGACTATAATAGTGTAGATAATGAAATATTTTTGGATAATATTTTATTATTTGAATATGATTCTCCAAATAAATTTGATCTGTTTTTAATTGAAAATAATATTGAATATAGAAATGCAAATATTTCAGCAAATGTTGGATTGGATGGTTCTTTAAGTTCTCTACAGGTAAATGATAGTGGAAATGGATACGAACCATCATCAACTATAGACCTAATAATTTCTAGTCCTATTGGAATTGGTTCTACTGCAATAGCAACTGCAACAGTTGCAGTAGATTCTCAGATTAGTAATGCCAATATCATAAGTCCTGGATTTGGATATACTTCATCAAATCCGCCCAAAATTTTAATACCACAAACATTGCCAAATTTATATAGTATAAAAAATATTTCAAATGTTGAAGGATTTTCTGGCAATATTATTGGGATAGGTACTACTACGGGGGTTGGTGGACATCCATTAGCAATATCGTTTGAATTGGATTCAAATATACCCAACTTAAATCAACTCCAAGTTGGGTATTGGGTTTATATATCAAATACTATTGGTGTAGGTATGGGAATAACATCAGTTAATGCAAATAATAGTGATATTATTGGAATATCTACATTGGCAGTGGACAATATTTACTATGTTCACGCTATTGACAATGTTGGTGGAACTAAAATTATTTCTAATATATTGTCTACAACTAATACTAGTGGTATACAAACTTCAAATATTCTTGGTGTAGGTAACATTTCTTGGGGAAGATTATCTGGATTTGATATTGATACATCGGAAAATATTTCATTTATAGTAAAATCTAATACAATATCAGGTCTTTCTACTTATCCCATATTACAAAGAAGAGCTGCTGGATTGAGAAATACTGGTTCTATAAAAAAAGAATTTAATTAAATTTAATCATCGCCAATGTTTTATAAATACAAAAAAAATGTTTAAACTTGTATAATGTCTGCTATAATCACAGATCAATTTAGAATTAATAATGCAACGAATTTTGTAAATTCTATATTAGATTCTACAAATGCATATTATATGGTTTTGGGATTGTGCAATCCGAAACAGGATGGATTTGGTAGAGATAATAACTGGCAGGAAGTTTCTTCCGGTGGAATTATACCAAACCCCACAGATAATCTTAACTATGTGACACATTATAAAAATACTGCACTTTTTGGAAAAAGAGTGACATCATCGAGTGTGAGAAGAGTTATTAAAAAAAATCAATGGGTTGTTGGTAGAAAATATGATATGTATAGGCATGATTATAGCAATGATAATCCAAGCCCTATTTCAAATAAATCTAGATTATACGATTGCAACTATTATGTTGTGAATTCTGATTATAGAGTTTATATTTGTCTGTATAATGGTTCATCTGGAGATAATCTTTCCGGAAATGCATCTCAAGATGAACCAAATTTTATTGATTTTGAGCCATCAAAGGCGGGAAACAGTGGTGATGGATATATTTGGAAATATTTATTTACAATTCCTCCAAGTGATATTGTAAAATTTGATTCTACTGAATATATTGCTTTACCTAACAATTGGGATACTTCTACAGATTCACAAATAGAATCTATTAGGGAAAATGGTGATTCTATTGTAAATAATAATCAGTTGAAAATAATTTATATTAAAAATAGGGGAAATGGTTACACTCCCAATAAAGCAGTTACTGTAGATATCGTTGGTGATGGGACTGGTGGAAAAGCATTCATTGAAGTTAATTCTTCTGGAAGAATAGAAAATGCAACTATTATTGACGGTGGTAGTGGATATACCTATGCTATAGTTGATTTGGGTCCTTTGAGACCTCAGGGTAATTTTAGTGGGACATATGCAGAATTAATTCCAATAATCCCACCATCACTCGGACATGGTTATGATATATATCAAGAACTTGGCGCTGATAGAGTTTTACTTTATTCTAGATTTGATGATTCAAGTTTAGATTTTCCCACAGATACAAAATTTTCTCAAGTTAGTCTCATTAAAAATCCTTCCGAATATTCATCTAAAGAAATTTACTACTCATCACAATTTTCAAACCTATTTTCCCTAAAATTAATAAATGTTTCTGGAGAAAATAATTTATCTATAGGTGATAAAATTTATCAAGATTCTAGTAAAGCAGTTGGATATGTTGCTTCATATAATCAAACTACAGGCGTTTTAAAATATTTTAAGGATAGAAGTTTATACTATGGTGGGGATGGTACGACCACTACAGACTATTTGAATGTATCAACAGATAGTGATGCAAATACTAACTTTATTTCTGGTGTTATTTTGAATGATAGTGGATTTGAAGCATCTATAGATGAAAGTTTTACAGGAACAATAGAAACGATAGATAATCAATCTATTAATCTTGAATCTACATTTACATCTGGAGTATCATTACCAGAGATAAATAGTAAGACAGGAGATGTTATCTACATTGATAATAGACCTTTAGTAACAAGAAATCTCCGACAAAAGGAAGACGTAAAAATCATCTTGGAATTTTAAGAAATGGCTCAAAAAACAAATTTAAATGTAAGTCCATATTTTGAAGACTTTGATGCAAGTAAAGCATATCATAAAATACTGTTTAGTCCTGGAAAACCTATACAGGCAAGAGAACTAAACAACTTGCAGTCACAAATTCAAAATCAAATTGAGGCATTTGGTAACCATATTTTCAAAGATGGTTCTGTCGTGGTTCCTGGAGGTTTAACATATGATTTAAAATATTATGCAATAAAAGTTAATCCAGTTCAGTCTGGTATTAATTTGAACATTTATATAAAGAATTTTGTCGGGAAAATAATAGTAGGTAAAAACTCCAAAATAACTGCCACTATTGATTATGTTGCCGTTCCTTCGGAAACTGATGAAATTGATTATATTACCTTATATGTAAAATATAGAGATTCTGGCGAAAATAATATTATTTCTCAATTCCCAGACTCTGAGGTATTTTATTGTACAAGTGATGTTGTATATGGAAATACTACCATACCTGCAGGAACTACTTTTGCAACATCTATAAATCAAAATTCATCTGCTATTGGTTCCTCAGCAAGTATTAATACTGGAGTATATTATGTTAGAGGATACTTTGTAGAAATACAAAAGCAAACTATAATTTTAGATTACTATAATAGTAAACCATCATATAGGATTGGTCTATCTATAGATGAATCTATAATAACTGCAAAAGATGATAATAGTTTATATGACAATGCAAAAGGATTTACAAATTATGCTGCGCCCGGGGCAGATAGATTTTCTTTGGCAATAAAATTAGATAAAAGAAATCTTGATGATATAGAGGACACTAATTTCGTAGAATTGCTTAGAATTGATTCTGGTTCAGTAAAAAAAGATAATATTTCTACGCAATATAGTTTAATAAGAGACTATCTTGCGAAAAGAACTTATGAAGAATCTGGAAACTATAGTGTAAAACCTTTCCAAATTACAATACACGAATCATTAAATGATAGAATAGGAAATTCTGGACTATTCTTTTCAAATGAAAAAACTGAGCAAGGAAATACCCCATCTGATGATCTTGCTTCAATATTAATATCTCCAGGTTCTGCTTATGTTGAGGGGTATGATGTTGATTATTCTGAAATTACTAACATAATAGATTTAGAGAAACCAAGAGAAACAGCAACTGATGATAGTTCTTCTGTTTTGTTTAGAATGGGGAATTATATTAGAGTTAATAATGTTTATGGGGTTCCGGAATTTAAAGGTTCTGTAGAACTTTGTAATGAAAGAAAAACATCAAATACATCAAGATCTGGAATAAAAATTGGAGATGCGAGAGTATATAGTTTTTCATTAACTGATGCACCATATTCAGGAAATTCTACAAGTTGGGATTTATATCTTTATGATGTTCAAACGTATACAAAATTAACTTTAAATAAACCAGTATCAAATACAGAAATTAAACAATCTTATTTTATAAAGGGTCTTAATAGTGGTGCTAGTGGTTATAGTGTCTATAGTGGTGATGATACAGAAACAATTTATATTAGACAAACTTCAGGGACTTTTATTGAAGGTGAAAAAATACTAATTAATGGTGTTAGTAGCACTTCTAGAATTATTACTGATATAAGAGCATTTTCTATAAACGATGTAAAATCAGTATTTAAACCTTCAGGTCCAGATTTAATAGAATTTTCTGCCGACTCTGAACTGCAAAGAAGAACTATTCCCAATTTTTCCTCAGGTGATGAATTCTTCCTATCTCAAAATGGAAATTTGACTTCTCCTAGTAAATTTTTTACAGGAATAACTACAGGTGCAATACTTTCATATATTGGCAGTGGAAATGATGTCCACTATAATAAAGTTGCATTAATATCTCCAGATTCTTCAACTCTAACTTTAGAACAAATTCCAACAGTTGTTGGAATTTGTACAGGAACCATTGGTGTATCTGCAGATAATACCAAAGTAGATGTTTATTTAAGAACTCCTTCTATAAATTCTTATAATGATGGATCTCTTTATGCGGAATTGCCAAAATCTTATGTATCTTCAGTAAACTTATCAAATTCCATAATATCATTTAAATCTCAAACAAAAACTAACGTTTCTGTTAGCAATAATGCTATTGAAGTAGATTCAAGTTTCTTTGACCTTCCAGTTGGTCTAACTACATCATCATTTCAGGCATTTGATCAAGAAAGATACAGTGTTCACTGGACTGATGGTACAGTAGAACCATTAGATGTTGATAAATTTACTTTGCTCAATAATGGTTCTGGATTTAAACTTTCAAATATTTCAAATAATACAACTGATTCTATAATTGGCACATTAGTTAAATCTGGAATTAAAAGTAAATTAAAAACATTTAATAGAAGTAAGATTGTAAATTATAGTTATACAAATACTGGTGTTGGAAAAAGTGAGTTCAATCTTGAAGAAAGTGATGTTTATGGTATTAGAATTCAAGATAAAGACATATGTTTAGGTTATCCAGATGTTATCGGAATAATTGCAATTTATGAATCTTTAGATGGCAATTATCCAACTTTTGACAAATTGGTGTTTAGTAATAGTAGTTTCCAAAATGCTATCATTACTGGAGATAATATTATAGGAAAAACTAATGGGGCTGTTGCCAGAATAGTTGAAGTTACTCCTTCTGGAGCATCTTTGGAAATTGATATAGTATATTTAAATAATAATAAATTTACTCCCTCAGAATTTATTGAGTTTTCGGAATCAACTATTTCTATTCAAAAAATAAGTTCTATTATTCCAGGAAGATTCAAAGATTTAACTAAAAAATATTCATTTGATGGGGGACAAAAAGGACAATATTATGATTATTCTAAAATTATTAGAAATGAGTCAATTCCTGCCCCATCTAAGAAACTGAGTGTAGTTTTTGATTATTATGGATTACCTAATAATGAGAATGGAGATGTATTTACTGTATTAAGTTATCCTAGAGAAGCATTATATGATGCGATTCCAAAAATAGGAACAACTGAAATTTCTGCTGCAAACACGCTTGATTTTAGACCTAGAGTATCTATAATTGATGATTTATCAACCTTAACAGCATCTCCATTTGATTTTGGTGGAAGAGACTTTGGAAATGAACCAAATATCATTCTTTCTCCAGATGAGGTTTGTATTCTTGGTGTAGAATATTACTTAGGAAGAATTGATAAATTATATTTGGATAAAAACGGCAAATTCGTTTTGCAAAAAGGAACATCATCCATATCACCAACACCTCCAGAAAGTAATACAAATTCGATGTTACTTTGCACTTTGCAGTATCCTCCATTTTTAGATAATGTATCAGATACCATAATAAGATTGGAATCTAATAAAAGATATACTATGAGAGATATTGGAAAACTTGATAATAGAATTGGAAATCTTGAAAAAATAACTACTCTATCTCTTTTAGAAATTGACACTAAAACTATAGAGATTAGAGACAGTGATGGAATGAATATGTTTAAAAGTGGATTTTTTGCTGATGATTTTAAAACAAATTCATTTATTGATGATTCCTTATCACGAGTATTCGTTGATACTGAAAATGGTGCAATATTGCCAGAAAAGCACCAAAATTCTCTACCAAATATTCCACAATTTGTAGATTCTGGTCAAAAAGATTTAGCAGGAAAACCAATTTTCAAATCTCTGGATGGAAATATTAGATATTCTGGAGATGAAAATAATCTATATTCATTAACATTGGATTATAATACTGTTGGATGGATTGAACAACCATTTTCTACTAGAATAGAGAATGTAAATCCATTCCATGTTGCTGAGTATGTTGGAAATGTGACTCTAAATCCAACTGTAGACAACTGGGTTAGAACAGAAGTTTTAAGCACTAATGATGTAACTCTAACTTCATATAAATTACTAGAACCGGTAGAAAATGTTATAAATGACAATAGAACCGATCGAGTTGATGAAGGTCTTCGTGGAAAAGAATTTGATAGACTTGTAAGAAGACTTGGAGTTAAAGTAGATGGCAAGAAAAAGAAGAAAAATGGTAGATGGAGAAGAGGAAGTACTTTTAAACAAGTATCATTCTCAAATGAATTAAGTTCATCATCAAAATTAACTGTAGTAGGTGAACCCGAAATATTATCTTCAACTACATCATCATCCATTCAAGGTGTCATTTCAGATAAAAACATAAGATCTAGAAATGTTGAATTTATTGCTAAGAATTTAAAATCATTTACTGAATTTTATCAATTTTTAGATGGGAGATCCGGTCTTGATTTTATATCAAAAATTATAAAAATTACACCAATAAGTGGAACATTTGCAATTGGAGAAGATGTTATTGGTTATCCAGTAACTTCTGGGGGATTAAACTCTCCAGTTAAGGGTAATAGGACTATAAGATTTAAATTAGCGGCACCAAATCACAAGTCAGGTGACATACAATCCCCACAAGAGACATATAAGCAATGTCCATATGATAGGGAAATTACTCTTCCTTCAAACTATTCAAGTTCACTAAATTATTTGAACATTGATATTGCATCTTTAGTTTCTGAAGCTAAAGGTGCATATAATGGTTATTTGGAAAATGATATGATATTTGAGGGGCAGAGTAGTGGAGCTAGAGCTAGATTATCATCTAATAAATTAATTTCAGATTCTATTGGTGATTTATTTGGATGTTTTTACATAAGAGATTCAAAACCAGACCAAAATGAAGCACTTACATTTACTGTAGGTACAAAATCTTATAGATTAACTAGTTCACAAACTAATCAAGCATCTATTCCAGGTGGTACTGACATTTCTTATGCCGAAAGTACATACACAGCTACTGGAAATATAATACAAACTACAGAAACAACAACCACTAATCAATTAATAACCCAACAGTTACAAACTACAACTACTCTAACTAGAGTCAGGAGAGTGACCACTGTAGAAAAACTAGATCCATTAGCACAATCATTTGAAGTTGGAAGAATTGTGCAACAAGCTCCTACAAATTCTACGGTGGACCCAACATTAGACTCTAACGGTGCATTTTTAGTTGCCGTAGATTTATATTTTGCAAAGGTTGATTCTGGCAATGCTCCACTAACTGTAGAAGTTAGAAACATGTCTCTAGGAACAGTTACTTTAGAAAGAATCGGAGAACCTGCCGTATTGACTCCAGAGACTGTATTGCCTAATGGAAAAATATTTAGAGATAATGTATCATCCGATGGTTCTGTGGCAACAACAGTTGTGTTTCCACATCCAATATCACTAGAGGCAGATAATGAATATGCCATTGTACTACTGGCTCCAAATAGTTTAGAATATGAGGTATTTACTGCTGAATTTGGTAAACCAACATTTGAAGGTGGTCAGTACAATTCACAATTTGCTATTGGTTCATTATTTAAATCTCAAAATGGTTCTATTTGGACACCGGTACAAGAACAAGATTTGAAATTTAAATTATACAAAGCAGAGTTTGTTTCAAATGGATCTGTTTCATTTAATCTCCCAGAAATAAACAGCAATAATGATTCCACTATTACTTCAAATACACCAGAAGATCTTTTAGAAGTATATCCAAGAAAAATTTTAATTGGAGTGAATTCAACAGACTTAAATCTACAAATAGACACGAAAGTAACTGAAAGTGGACAAAAAGATGATGTTGTTTATGGAACTATAGAATCTTTTGGTAGCAGAGTCGTTGGAATTACTACAATTAAAGGTGGAAAAAATTATCCAGATGGATCATATACTGTAGAAACAATTAGTGAAGGATCTGGTACTGGTCTTAAATTAGATGTAACAGTTTCTGGTGGAACTGTTACATCATCTAGTATAGCATCTGGATTTGAGGGAATAGGTTATGCTGATGGTGATGTTGTTACTATAGTTGCTTCTTCAACTCCTAGTGGAACTGGCTCAGGTGCTCTCATTACTGTAGATGCTGATTCTAATTATAATTCTATCTTATTGACAAATGTTCAGGGAGAATCATTTACTGTAGGAGAAACTATAAAGTATTACGATGAAAATGGATCAAGACAAACAACTACAGTAGAAATTGTTGAATCTTCGGCAGTTGGTGGATTCTATGAAGGAAACATTTGTGTCATAAATCATGTAAATCATGGAATGTATTCTGGAGTAGATTTGGTTGATATTCGCAATATTGTAAGTGATGTTCCTCCAGAATTATTGGAAAGTAATATAGTTTCTAAAGACCAACAAGGGAATGTACAACCAGTATCTACAATTAAGGTTTCAAATCCATCTATATTTGAACTTTTTGAAGGTGTTCCAGTTAGTGGAACTAACCTAGGTTATGTTAAAATTAGTGATGAAGTCTTTAGTTACAGTGGTGTTAGCAATGGTTTATTGACCGGTGTTCAAAGATCTATTGATGGGACAGTCCCATCAGATCATTATATAGGTCAACCAGTATACAAATATGAAATTTCTGGAATTTCTATTAGGAGAATTGTCAATCCAAGTCATACTGCATATAATATTAATGGTGATGCGGATAGATTTTACATTGAAATTGATAGATCTGGAAGAGAAAATGATTCTGTAGTTAATCTTACTCCACAATTATCATTTAGATCTGAGGGTTATGTTGGTGGAAATGATGCAGTTGTAACAAAAAATATTATATTTAATGAAATTTTCCCATCATATGATTTATATGGGCCTAGGTCTGTAGTTTCAATTTCTGCCCAGGCAAGGACAGTAAGTGCAAGGAGTGTTGATGGTATAGAAACTCCTTATATTGACTTAGGATATAGTGATATACAACTGAATTCTGGAAATACTTTTAATAGTTTGAGAATGGTTGCTTCTAGGCCAAATGAGACTAGTAAGTTGACTGAACTTCCAGATTCAAAATCATTTACCACAACACTATTCTTATCTACAACGGATAAAAATCAATCACCACAACTCTTCTTAGATTCTTGCACCACCAATTTTATTTCAAATAGAGTAAATAATCCAGTATCAAATTATGCTGAAGATGGTAGAGTTAATGAAATTGAAAGTTATTTGCACAATGCAGTATATTATTCAAATATAATATACTTAGAAAAACCATCAACTTCATTGAAAGTATTTTTAAGTGCATATAGACCAGCATCATCTGATATTAGAGTTTTATATTCATTGATTACACCTGATTCATATGAAGTTGATAATATTTTCACACTATTCCCAGGATATAATAATTTAACTATTGATAATAATGATGATGGATTCTTAGATGTTGTCAATCCAGCATTAAATGATGGATTACCAGATTTTAAAGTGGCAGACAGTTTAGATGGGGAATATAGAGATTATGAATTTACGGCACCAAATCTAACGCCATTTATTGGATTTATTATTAAGGTTGTAATGGCATCCAAAGACCAAGCAAATGTTCCTATTATTAGAAATATTAGAGGTATTGCTCTAGCATGAAATATATAAAAGTTGAGGGACATCCCAATTTGTATAGGGATGAAAGTACAGGTGCTATTGTAAATTTTGATGATATTGGATACAATCAGTATATACTAAACAGGCAGAATAAGAAAAAGTTGAAGGAATCACAAAAAAATGAGATTGAAAATCTAAAAAATGAAGTGGGTGAAATTAAATCTCTACTAATGGAGTTACTAAATGAATCCAGACGAAATAGAACTGAGTAGTATTGATAAAATGTTTGAATATGAAAAACATTCAAGATTTATTGATGAAATGAGTTTTAGTGAGTTGAAAAATTTTTCTAAAGTTTATTGCAAATTATATCTTAAGCAGCAGGAGGTTTTGTCTCTCTTCTCTGACGACGATATATAAATAAAATTGAACCATTATATAATTAAGATTAATACTGCAGGAGTAACTAATAATGGCAAAACCATCTAGTAGGCAAGGATTAATAGATTATTGTCTAAGACGCCTAGGTGCTCCTGTATTGGAAATTAATGTTGCAGAGGAACAGATTGATGATTTAGTTGATGATGCCCTTCAGTACTTCCAGGAAAGGCATTTTGATGGTGTGGAGAGAATGTACTTAAAGTACAAGATTTCACAGGAAGATATTGACCGTGGTAAAGCAAACGGTACTTCTGGTGTAGGAATAGTTACAACCTCAGGTACTTCAATTATTGATGGGCAGTCAACCACTTTTAATTTTTACGAAACATCTAATTACATTCAGGTTCCAGATTCTGTAATTGGAATTGAAAAGATATTTAAATTTGATACTAGTTCTATTTCTGGAGGAATGTTTAGTATCAAGTATCAGTTATTTTTAAATGATTTATATTATTTTAATTCTGTAGAATTATTGCAATATGCTATGACTAAGAGTTACTTGGAGGATATTGATTTCCTTTTGACAACTGATAAGCAAGTAAGATTTAATAAAAGACAAGATAGATTATATTTAGATATAGATTGGGGCTCCCAGAGCACAGACACATTTATAGTATTAGATTGCTATAGAATCTTGGACCCGAATGATTTTACTCAAGTTTATAACGATTCATTCCTAAAGATGTATCTTACTGCTCTTATAAAGAGACAGTGGGGTCAGAATTTAATTAAATTTAATGGAGTTAAGCTTCCTGGTGGAATAGAAATGAATGGTAGGCAAATATATGATGATGCTGAGAGAGAATTGCAGGCGATTAAGCAAAGAATGGCATCTGAGTATGAATTACCACCTTACGACTTTATTGGATAATGGCATTAAATCCCTTTTTTCTACATGGGTCCAAAGGAGAACAAGGACTCGTCCAAAATTTAATCAATGAACAGATAAGAATGTATGGACTAGAAGTCACATACATTCCTAGAAGATATATTCGCACAGATAACATTATAAGAGAGGTTCAGTCTTCATCATTTAAAGAATCTTTCCCAATTGAAGCATATATGAATAATTATGAGGGATATGGTTCTGGAATGGATATAATGACCAAATTTGGCATTCAACTAAAGAATGAAGTTTCTTTAGTAATTTCCAGAGAGAGGTTTGAATCGTATATTGCGCCATTGATGCAAGGTATTATTTCCGCAGGCAATACTTCTAGTGGTGATTTACTGTTTTCAACAAGACCAAAGGAGGGAGATTTAATTTATTTTCCTTTGGGAGAAAGGCTTTTTGAAATTAAACACGTTGAATTTGAAAATCCTTTTTATCAACTTGGAAAAAATTATGTCTATGAATTGAAATGTGAACTCTTTGAATATGAGGATGAGGAGATTGATACTAATATTCCAGAACTGCAAGAAAAACTTGCGGATAAGGGATATATAACAACATTAACTTTAGTTAGTATTGGTAGAACTGCAACTGCAGAAGCATCAATAGAAGAGACTGGTGTTGTTAATACAATAACTCTTAATAATGATGGATTTGGTTATACTTCAGTGCCAAATGTTATTATTGATGAACCACCTCCAGGTGGTGTGAGAGCAACTGCTGTGGCAATTACATCTGCTATTGGTGGTTCATTTAAAGCGGTTAAAAAAATATTATTAACCAATGCTGGATATGGATACTCCACTGCACCAAACATTATCATAAGTGGTGGTGGGGGAAGTGGTGCATCTGCCACTTGTTCAATTGGTAGTAGTGCTGTTTATAAAATTGATGTTACTGATGGTGGTCAATATTATTACGAAACTCCAACTGTTGATATTTCTGGACCAATTGGTGGAGGAACTACTGCTTTAGCAACTGCCAATATATCTGTAGGTGGAACAGTATCATCAATTTACATTGTAAATTCTGGATTTGGTTATACTACAGCACCTGAAGTAATAATATCTTCACCATCTTTAGTTGGATTTGGAACTTATCAGGTTGGAGAAACTATTATTGGACAAAAATCGAATACAACTGCGGTCGTAAGAAAATGGATTAATCCAGATAATTCGTCAGAGAAGATATTGGAAATTAACTTAAACACTGGAGAATTTTTACCTGGAGAAGTAATTGTTGGAACCGCATCTTCAGCACAATATTCAGTTAAAATGTATGATGATTATAACGATAGTGATAAATACAATCAGAATGAAGATTTCCAGATCGAATCTGAGCAAATTTTAGATACTACTGAAGATAACCCATTTGGATTTTACTAATGCTAGGAACTTATTTTTATCATCAAATAATTAGAAAAACAATTATTGGTTTTGGAACTTTATTTAATGATATACATATAAAACATAAAAATGAATCGGATGGTATTATATCTGATATGAAAGTACCTCTTGGATATGGGCCTATGCAAAAATTTCTTGCCAAAGTACAGCAGCAGGAAAAATTAGATCAACCAATAGCAATCACTCTACCAAGAATGTCATTTGAAATGACTTCTTTAAAATATGATGGGTCTAGGAAATCTGGAATTACACAGTCTTTTAAGGCAAGTGATAAAAATGGTAGAATTAACAAAGTTTATTTGCCAGTTCCGTATAATATTGGATTTCAATTATCATTGTTATCAAAATTGAACGATGATTCTCTTCAAGTTGTCGAACAAATACTTCCATTTTTTCAACCATCATTCAATATTACTGTTGATTTAATTGATGCTATTGGGGAAAAAAGAGATATTCCAATCGTTTTAGATTCTATTGATTTTCAGGATGATTATGAGGGAGATTTTTCTTCAAGAAGAAGTTTAATTTATACTTTTAATTTTACTGCTAAGACATATCTGTTTGGTCCACTTGAAGACTCCACAGATTCACTTAT